GTAAATGAATAAGTCTTGTATGCAGTGCCACCGCTTGAATAACTTGCAGTTCCCGGTGAACCTGTAGTCCCTGAAATATCTGCATCTTTCAAAACCGCAGCACCGCCAACGCTAACGTAAGCGGTTCCGTTGTAAACCTCAACAACATTGTCGTCAGTACGATAAGACATCATGCCTTCGGATGGTGATGGGATAGCTGACGAACGTGCAGCAGTACCGCCGAAAACCATAACGGCTTGTTCCATTAAATAGCCATTAACATCCGATGCGGTTAATACTTCACCTGCGGTAAATGTTTTTTTGCCTAAGCCAGCCACGTTGCTCCTAGAATCCTAAGTGTCCATCATCGAGTAAACCAAATTCAAGGTCATCAAGAACAAGGCTAGCATAATCAAGGGTTTGGAAGCCAAATGTAATACGGTGCGACATTGGCGCAACGTCATGTGCAATCTTGATAATACTTGCGTACTGGTCTATCTGTGACCCCACTTGATTAGGTGTGAATCTAATCTGGCAGACATCACCAATTTCCAAACCTAGAACGTCAATCTGATCCGCACTGCTCAGGGCTTCTAGTTGTACCGAAAGTGTTTCAAATCTGTACTCAGGATTCCTAAACTGATTCAGTAGATAGTTAGCCAAAGACTCAGCATCATCATCTGAGTTCATCAACAAACCAGATTCGATTAGTGCCTGTTGTCCATAGTTACTTATTGAATCGGCATCTGTTGCTATCGCAGTTCCACCAGTTGCTCTTTCAATCTGAATGTAGTTGTAAAGCAATTCAGAACCATAGATCACCTGCACCGAACTAAACTGAATACCTGTACCGTCATCAGCAAAGATAACTTGACCTGCTGAAACTGGCGCAACAGTTCGATCCTTGAAAATTAAGTTGCCGTCTTTACCAATGAAGATATAACCGGGTTCTGTATTCGTGACTAGCTGTAAATACTCTAAAGCGTTTGCGCCATCATCAACTACATCTGCTTGCAATAACTGTGAGCCTGTATCTATGGCTCGTAAATCAGTAGGCCAATCAACATCAGGGCGATCTAGAACAGCGTTGATTCTTGCACCAGTTAATTCTGATGTAGCCGTATGAGCAGACAGAGCGCGTTGTGCTAATAACGTGAAACCATCCACGCAGTCGGCAGTGGTAACTGATAAACCTGATAGATCGTAGTTAAGATTCCAGTCATCTACTACACCATAGAAAACAGCAGAGCCAGCAGTTTCGACTTTGATTGTTCTCTTAGGAATAATCTGACCATAGAAAGGACTGCTTGTGTTTTGTGGATCGAATACGCGTGAGTTATTGTTCAGCTCGATTGTGGCGTTGCCGGCTGTAAATCTTTCCAACTGACGTGACTTACCACGCGACACACTGACAGAACGCACATACTCAGACACGTCATAAAACAATGTGCCACCTAAAGTAAATTCTGTATTGTCGAGAACGCCTTGCTCCGCGCTGTCGAGAATAAAGAACGCGCCACCTAGACCGCTTAGATCAAAACCCAATTCAACTGTTGTTGCTGGCACTGACATTTATGCGCTCGCAAATACTGGGCCTGAAGTCTTTTCAAACTTCTTAATTGCATCTACGATTTCTCTGCCAACCTGTGCGCCGTTTGTACCCATGCCAGCATTTACGTTTATGTTGTATGTGTTGCCCATGCCTGCATTGCGACCTGACAAAGGCACGACTGCTTCTGGCCCGGCTTCACCGATCAGAGCAAGAGTTGGCCCTGTAACAATTCCACCAGCTGCCATTGCAGGGATTTTTGCTAACTTGTTAAGCAGTCCCTGACTTACAGCAGGAGTAGTTGGTTTCTTTGCAGAACTAGCTTTGGCTTTAGGTTTAGCCTTAGTCTTTGATTCAACTGCCGAAACTGCCGCAGCAGCTGATTCAGTCGCTGGACTTAGTATGTTGCCACTGGCATCTATGCTGAATCCAGCAGCAGCGATAGCAGCTCGCACACCATCCACAAGGGCTTGTCCGGCTGTAATGCCTGCCTGATAGAACTGGGTTGCAGCTGAGGTTCCTAGTTCTTCTGCAACTGATGCGGTAGCACTAATCAAGGTATTAACCTGATCTACAACCGTTGCGCCACCAGCAATGATTTCATCAGCAATCTTTAATCCAGCATCTGCGCCTGCTGCAAGTACCTGACCAATAGCGGATTCAGATAGTCCCATTGACAGAAGCGTTCTAACCTTTGAACCAAAGTCAGCAGCCTTAGCAGCTTGGGCAACTAGGTTTTCAATAAAGGTTCCACTCTCAGCAGTAGCAGCAGAACTGAAATCTAGAATGCCGTTGATCGTGTCTTTAACTGTGGACTTGAAACTTGCAAAGGCATCACGAGCAGAATCAAGAACGGCGTTTTGTTTTCTTAGTTCATCTGTGAATCCAGCAATCTTATCTTTAGTAGCTTGTGCAGCATCACCGATTCCTGCAACTGCTTTAGATGTTTTCTTAGCAGCCGTTCCTACCTTTTCAACTGCTGGTAGGACAACGTCTGTGAAATCCTTAGCCGCAGATACATCAGCTGCTATCTCAATCTTTGGTAAATCTGCCACGTTTTCTTTGTACTTGTCAGTGACTTTATCTAAGGCAGCAAATCCTACGGCTATTGCAGCCAGAGCAGCCACAGTTCCAGCAGCACCAGCAGCCACAGATAAGCCACCAGTTGCAAAAGCGGTAGCAATAGTTGCGGCTAGTCCGACTTTACGAAGTGTTTGAAAAGCGGTGACGAGTCCACCAACGATCTTAATGATCGCCCCGGCAGCAGCAGCGACTTTGGCAACAACAAACATACCAACTAAAGCTGCACCAAACTTAACTAAGAATGGAATGTAGTTCACGATAGTTTGTATCACTGCTCGGACTTGATTACCAAAGTTGATAGCAGCAATTTCAGTTGCTGTGAATGAACTGCCAATGCTTGTAGTGCCTGTTAGACCATTGATAAAGCCTTCGATGGAAGGTAAGACATCTTTAATAATCTTGTCTGCGAATCTTGTAAGAATCGGGATAAGCGCACCGCCAAGAGTTTCCCTGACTTCACCCATACGCTCGCCAAGAATGGCAAGTTTGCCTTCATAAGTTCCAGCAGCAATGGCAGCTTGGCCACCAAATAATCCGTTTAAGTATTCTTGTACTTTTCCAAAGTCTTTAGACTTCTTAATGTTTTCAGGAATGATGATACCTAAACGCTGTAAGCCTGTGAACTGTCCGCCCTGCGCTCTTGCTAACGCTAACGAAATTGCTTCTAGATCACGGCCTGAACCTGCTGAAACATCAAGACCAAGTTTCAGTAACTCTTGGGCTTTACTTACATCACCTGTTGCGCGTGTCAGGTTTTCAAGAGCAGGTCTTAGCTCGTTATCAGACACACCAGTTGCAAACTGTTGCTTAGTGATAAATTCCTCAGTGGCTGCGATCTGTGCTCTGGTTGCGCCTGTGACGTTCTCTAAAGTCTTTGCAAGTTTAAGTTGTGCCTTTTGATCGGCAGCAGCAGCAGTGACCGCATCTTTACCAAACTTGATAGATGCAGCACCTAAAGCAGCGAAAGCAACCGTGCCAACCTTGGCTACTCCTGTTAGACCCTTAAAGGCTCTCTGTGCTTTGTTTACACCAGCAGCATCAAAGGTTGAGAGGATAGGAAAGATTACAGCCATAATTGCACCTATCTCTTATGTCGTGTTGTGTAGTCCCGTTGCAGTTTTCTAATTGTACCGCGCACCACATCTTCAACGTATGGAAGTTGTCTAAGGGCAGCAGGGTAAACGTATCTAGAAGCGCGACTCTTAGCATTCAATCCTCGGATCATTGCTCGACCAGAAGCGGTATTTCCCCTGCGCTTGCGACCAGCCATGTCTGCTATCTGAAAGGCTGCTGCACCCATTGCATTCTTGCCTTGTGCGCCAGCCACAATAGAAACTAATGAAGTGCCTTTACGTTCAGCCTTTTTAGTGAAGTTAGTTTTAACCGTCACCTTTACGCCTGACGGTTTCCAAGCTGTACGCCCATTGTGAACCATGCCAGATAACGGTGCTTCGCTTGGGATGTTGTTTCTAACAGCATCAGCTACCGGCTTTGCGCCTGTTCGCAAATCCTTGCGCGCTGCATTAACTATGTCTTTATCTATCGCTCTAAGAGTCTTAGATACTTCTGCGATACCGACAACGCGCATAGATAGCATTAGTTCCCCTGACTGTTTCGCCAGCGCAGATACATTCCCATTGTAAAAAGCATACGCTCAGATTCTTCCATTAAGACTGACGGAGCAATGCCAGTCTCACAGGATAGATAAGCCAAATGCCAGTGTTGGGATGAGTCACCCAACCCAGTTATTTTGGGCTTTCTTCACTCGCTTCAATAGTTTCAACTTCATCGCACCAGTCCTCAAAGGTAAGTTTTGTTTTACCTTGACGTTCTAGCCAGTGCCATGCAAGCCACAATAGATCAGTAATGCGGAAGTCTGTTTCTAAAGATGCAACACTCTTAGTGAACTTGTCTTCAAATGCAACAAGGTCACGAGCCGTAGCTGATACATCTTCTACTGTTTCATCATTAAAAGTTACGCGCAGGTTGATTTTCATAGTTAGACAGTGCCTCGTGTAACTGTGCCTGATGTTGGCCAAGTTACTGAGAATGTAGCAATGTCACCAACAGAACTTGCAAACGGCGAGTAGGCGTTTACCAAGCAAGTTGCGGTGTAGCTCGGGTTGGTTGAAGTTACAGTTCCTGAAGTTGGAACAATAACAACTGTTGCCAGTGTGTTGTAAAGCGGGAACAGTGTTGCATCTACTGAAGCTGCACCAAAGTCCTGCATGAACTGAAGCGTTACAGAACCAGTCTTAAGTCCACCGATGCGCTCACGGAAAGTTCCACCAAAGGCAGTAGTTTCCAAGTCATCTGATTCTAAAGCGAGTTCAACGCTGTTAAGCGAAGTGGACAGATTAACTCCAGCCACTGTGATTTTGTAATCCGTTGCTGCGAATTTTGGCATTCGGTATTGCTCCTTAGTCTGCGTAGCAGAGAACTACGAACTCTGCCGATAAATAGTTTACCTCACCAACAAGTAGTTCCCCATAGTTGCGCATGTCTGTAACTCTGAGATCGAACGCCTTGCCGCCAAGTGTCTTGTTTGATTCTATCGCTAGTTTAATACTCTTAGTTCCAGTGCTTGAAATGTAAGCATCTATCGAGTTCTGGCCAGTGCGTTCTGAAACTCTGCCTACGATTACTTGAACTGAGAACGTGTAGGTCTGCATCCCACGCGCAAAGGCATCGTCATAATTAACGCTGATAGGAAAGACAATGGCAACTGGTGGGTTGATGTTGTCAGGCTGAAAGTCTGAAACCCGTAAGCCTGTGATCGTTGCTAGGTTGGTTTTGATCCCAGCGCGTAGCTCTGAAATGTCAGCCATCAGGCAAAGTTCCTAACCCGGCGATAAGGCGCAACCAACTGCTCAACGTCAGGGTCAAGGTAACGGCTAACGCGCATTGCGCCCATGTCCCCAAAGCCAGCGATACCAAGCGGTGAATCCAAACGCTTAAAGATACGGCTGCTCTGAATGATGCAAGCCTGCGTAATTGAGATAGGCACAGATGCCCAACCAAAGACTGCGGTTACTTTGACAAGAGCCTGCTCAACTTCTACCGGAAACAAGTAATTTTCCACAGCGCGGATTCTTGTAAATGGAACTGCAAGGCCGTCTACGTTTCCGTTAAGTGGTTCTAGCTGATAGTCAATAGGCGACCAAGTTGTATCAAAGACACCATCGCCTGCGGATGAAGTTTGTAGAGTTATGGCTGTTCCTGAAATGTCATCAGTCTGAACAATGAAAGAATCGTCTGCTGCGTATAACCGTGTGGCTGTTCCAGATGAATAGAAGTACCGGGCAGCGTGTCCGTCAATAGCTCGTGATGCTGATTCGATAGCCATTTCAAGTAATGAGTCATCTACGGCATCGCTTATGCGTAGTGCTGCTTTAACTTGTGCAAGGGTGGCGTAGCCATTTGTGATTGCCATGTAACTCCTAAGTCTTAACTATTCTACTTGCCTAGATGCCTAACTGATCTATTAAGTATTGCGTGACAGTAGCTCGTGCTTCTGAGTCGCTTGGAACCCAGTGACCAGCGTAGGCATAATCAACGTCAATGTTTAGGGTGCAGTCATAGGTTGCCCCAGCTACTGCCGTTCCAATCCAAAAGCACCAGTCATCATAAGGCGCGATTCTTTGATCGAAAGTGTTGCGTTCCCAAACCCATCGCCTAACTGGTGAGCCACAAGGAATCATGTTTGCGTGCAGGCTGAGTATCTGTTCAGCAGTTACGTTTGCAGGTGTCCAGATTTGCCCGGTGTCGTACTGGAACCCAAGAGCTAGAACATCCGCTTCACAGGTATCTATCTTGTCTAAGGCGTGTGGTCGGTATCGGTCATCTATTCCAATCCAAGAAACCCAATCTGTATCGCAGTATTCAAAAGCCAGATTCATCATGTCGCTAAACGCAAAGTCATCAAACCAAGGAACAACGGTGATGCCGTCTAAGTCCAAGTCAGACTGATCTATGTCAGCAAATAGAACTAGAACTATCTTGTCTGGCTTGCGGTTAAGTAGCCTTACGGATTGGATCCAATTTGGAATGTCCTGTGGATAGCCATGACAGATAGCAACTACACCTACTGTTGTACGAGTTTCCAAAAGGTGTCACCTGCTTTATCTATCATGTGGCGCAGTGCATCCGCATCATGCCAATCATCAACGCTAGTAATTCCTACGTTCTCGTTGGTGTGAATCCTGCAACCTGAAAGCACTGCTTCCATAACTGCCCGGCATTCAGATTCAAATGCTAATGGTAAATGCACAAACCATTCAGACCTTGCCATTGCATCAAGTACTTGTTCACGCGGTACATCTGACAAGGCTTTGAACTCGTAGCCTGCCTGCGCTGCCCAAGCGTGAGCGCGTAGCTGACCTTTCAACGGATGGCTTCTGCCTGCCCATAATGCGTAAGGCTGTTTGTCCATGTGGTCGTAACACTTGCTGGTGTCAAAGTAGCTTAGAACTTGCGCAGTCTTGCGTGGCTTAGTCCAAGATAGTTCCTTGCGCATGTGTGCCGGGGTATGGGTTACGAATAAGCGAGAGCCACGAATCAGAGAGTTCAAGCCTGCGCGTGGGGTTTGCAAGTGATGAACAAATACGAACGGGTCATGCTCGCTTAGTTTGTATAACTGTTCATCTGTGAATAAGTCTGTGCCTGTGACAATGACTGAATCGAATTGGTGTATGTCGTGTGTATCGAATGTGTATGGAGTGACAATCTCGATCTCGTAACCCAGAGGTGCTTGCATACGGTATTCGTAGTCGGACATTTCTGCGCCACCTGCGAACTGCCCCGTGAATAGTCCTGAGACGGTCACAGGGGAATCCTCAGCCACGTTCACTGGGTTCTCTATGTGATGTGTATACCAGCCGATTTTCATGCTTAGAGTCGCTCGTAGGCTTTTGTTTCTAAAACCGTAAGTACGGGTTTCCAGTGTTCCTCAAATACGGTATCCGCGTTATACGCCTTAGCAAACTCTTGTGCCTTTTCTGATCTGCCACGACCACGCTGATACGCCTGCTCTAGTGCATCCACGATTGCAGGAACGCTAGGCATGTGGAACCAAGAGGACTGAGGTGCATCCCATAACGGTTGCCCGTCAATTAGCCAGCCGTCACCTAGTAGCTCGGTTGAAGCTGCGAAGTCGCTAATGATGACAGGTGTGCCACAGGCTTGTGCTTCGATTGTAGGAATACCAAAACCCTCGCCGTAAGAGGTGGCAAGTAAAACATCCATCGCTGTATAGATCGTGGCTAGAGTCTGCTGGTCTATGCCGTTGCGATAAACGTAAGGATCAACAAACTTAAACTTTTCTTCTGGCACTCCACAGGATTGAAGCAACTGCAATAATCTGATTCCGCCTAGTGCGCCCATCTGATCTGTGTGCAGATACAGAACAACGTCATCGTGCTTTTGTGCAAACATCGAGAACGCAAGAATGTTTTCACCAAATGCTTTGCGGTTAGGGCTTACGCCTTTGTTGGCTGCGTTCATACCAACAACAAACTTGTCCTCGCTAACGCCTATGTATTCTCTGCCAGTAGTTCCCTTGTGGCGTTTCATTGGCTTAAACACTGGTTCGATTCCGTGTGGCGCATAAAGCGATTCAATGCCTACGTTCTCAATCATGGCTTGACCGTATTGGCTCATGGCGATAGGGGTTACTGCATCACGCGCAAGCCACTTAGTTACTTCTGGCGGCACTGGTAAGTGATCAACTGGAACCCAGCTAGCCACGTTCCAATCGAGCCAGCGATCACCCTTAAATACCCACACGTCATACAACGTGAAAAGAATGTGACCTTGCTTCGGGTGGCGCGTTGTCCAATCGTGCATATGTGCAGGCACTACGTCATTGGAATACAGGTCTGCGCCACGTTGATAAACGGGGATGCCGTTCCAGTCTGTGTTGCTTCCCTCTAGACCGTAGTTGTTAAAGATCGCAACATCGTGACCAAGTGCTTTAAGTCGCTGAGTGACTTGCGCTGTTTGAGTTCCATAACCAGTATTCGCCCAAGGCGCGTTGCTGTTCCATCCGATTGCTAATGGTTTTGACACAGGCTATTCCTTTATTCGCAGGTGCTTTGACCTTACATTAAAACATGGTGAAACAAAAGCAGAACCCCACCAAGCCTGCGCTCCCGGTGGGGTTCTACGTTTTTGGGTGCTATTACTAGCTGGCTCCGCCTGCAAAGTACTTCACATGTGAAGTCTGAATGAGGTTGCCGTCCACTCTCATGGTGGCGCGGAACGTAATTAAATCGTTTTGGAAGGCATAGTCATCCGAACGATCTAGGCGTAGTCCACCAACAGTGCGAGCAAAGTAACTTGGCAAGTGACCAAAGATTACTGACTTCGCGCTTGTTGCTGGTGCTGCCATAGCTGGGTTCTCAAAGATTGGGTAACCAAGCAATAGATCACGAGCATCAGCAGTTAGGGATGGGCTGAACAAGTACTGTCCAGCGGTGTCCTTTAACTTACGAACAGCAGAGATCGCCTGAGCGTTCATTTGCCATCCTGTACCCGGTAGGGTGCGACCTGCGGTATCAACACTGTAAACCAAGTCAATTAGGTTATCAGCGGTGAATGCGCCAGATACTGCGGTAGAACCAGTGATACCTGAACCAGCAGCAGAAACGATACCTGTTGGCTGAGTTGTACCAGTTCCAGTTGTTAGTGCGCCATTGACTGCATAGCCAAGTGCGTTACCGGTCTGAGTTGCAAGGAATCCAAGAATGTCCACGCCTGCATCTTCAACCATTTCACGGCTGATCTGAGTTAGGAACGAATACTTGTATGCACCAAGAGTCTTGAATGCATTGAATGTTGGATCGCTTTCACCGATAAGAGCAGCTTCGGAAGAAACTGTACCTACGGAGTAAGCAGACAAGCTAGGAATCTGCAAGTTCTCGCCACCAGCGGTGTTAAGAATTGTTGAAGTTTCTAGCATTGGGCCAACGTGACGAGCAAGCATGATTACCTGATCGTAGAAAGAGGTCGGTACTGGTGCGCCAGTTGAACCCTTAGTGACGTCGCGCTTCTCGAACGAGTGAGAACGAATCTCACCACGAGCTAGGGAACGGATTAGTTCAGCTTCGTCAATAGCAGGAACTGCTGCAACGGATGGCTTAACTTGTGCTTCGAAACCCTTCATGGCTTCAGCAGCGCGGTTTTCGCGTTCTGCCTGAGCGTTCATGGTTTCGATTACCTGTGAACGTGAATCAAGGTCAGCCATGATGCGGTCATAGGTTTGGTTTTCTTCTGCGGATAGATCGCGCTTTTCAGCTGCTGCTGAGTCAAGAAGAGCCTTTGCTTCTTCCCAAGCCTTTGCACGAGCTTCTGCTTGCTGACGAATGTAGTCAGACATAGTAACTCCTAAGTGTTTGATTGGATTGGTCTTACAGTTTCTGCGTGGCTCCACGACAGTAGCGCAGTGGCGGCTCCGCACAATGCTTCTCTAATTATGGCACAAATAAAAACAGACCCAGATGCTTCCCCACATCTGAGCCTGTTCTTTGAAATTATGTTAGCGAGTTTCTTGCGCCTTGACAACTCGAATCTCTTTAACTGGTTCAACAGTCTTTTCTTCTTCTGGGCCAAAGTCTTTAACAATGGCTTCTGCAATAACACCTGCGTATTCTACAAATGCGCCAGACTCAGGATTACCAACGGCATTGAGTATTGAATTCTTTACATCATTAACATTCATTAGAAAGCCTTTAACATTAGGTCAAGTTGTTTGCGCTTGATCTCTAGCATGTCTACGTCTGATGGTTTGTCAGCGCGTAACTTCTGCACAACCTCTGAGATTAAATCAGCGTGTGAATCGTCTAAAGTTTCGCCGGCTTCTAGCTTTAGGATCGCATCGCTAAGAGCATCAACATCAACGGCGGTGCGCTGTGCCAAAATGTCTAACGAACGAACGGTTGCAGTTGTTGCTTCATAGGCTGGGAAGCCAGTAACAATAGAAACCTCATGTAGTCGAACCTGATGCAGTTCACGAGTTGCGCCATCGCTTGACCAAGCATCACCCTTTGGTGGAACGCTAAAGCCAAATGACATTGACGATACATCGCCACGCTTCATAAGAACCGATAGATCGCGCCCTGCGCTAGTGTCTGGCAGTTCAGCCTGAGCTAGTAGACCGCGTGAATCCTCAGATAGTTTCAAAGTTCCAGCGCGTGTTGAACCTAGAACCACGTCTGTATTGTGGTTCATAAATAACTTGATTTCGTTGCGCGACTTTAGGGAACGCTTAAATGCACCCTCACGGATTACCTCTGTGAATGGTAGTGGTTCAGACGGGCTATTGAATACGGCTGCGTATCCTGTGAAACTCATGCCATCGCTAGATGCTTCCCCGTTACGAACATCAAACTCAACGGTATTAACGCGGCGTTCTACTGTGGTGGTCATTGACTGCCTTTCATCTTTGTTTAAGTTTAGCGCGATTGAACGCCACTTCTCATTCTGTAAGTCATTGGCGGTACGTTCCTCAGCGCGGATACGTTCTACAACTCTTTCTGCGTAAGCCATTGCTGCTCTTGCTCTTGCCTTAGATGGGCCACTTCCCCAAAGTAAATGAGCAACAACTCCTGCACTTGGGTAGCCATCTGAATCAGGGTCTGCATCTGGTGCATCTAGATCATCCATGTGGCGAGCAATCCAAGCTGCAATACGAATCCACTTGTCATCTGAAACTTGACCGTCAGCCATAAGTCTGGCTTCACGAATAGTGCGCTCAACTAAGCCATCGCCACCTTTACCCTCAGCATAAAGTTCTAAACCACGTCTGGCAGATGCTCGCATGTATGCAGGTGCATCTTGATTTATAGCGCGTAAGTCATCCTCATCATCATCTATTTCATCGCTGTCATCGTCTGCTTGCCATGCGTTGCAGTAGAAACCACCATCAACAAATTCATCCCACTTCTCGCACCATGCTTTGTCGCCTGCTTCGTTCACGCGATCTTCGTCATAGAACATGCAGTTGCCACAAGCGCGACCCTCTGGGACATCATCAGCAAGTGCTGGGCGGTAGTTCTCAGGCAAGGCACGTTCCCCACCCGGCTCCATTTCCTCAGCTAGTGAAACAGCAATCATCTGATCTATTGCAGCTTGCTTAGTTGTATGGCAACCAATAACTTCGCCATCGTCTTTAATAGTTGCCCAGCCTGAGCAACCCTCTGCGGTATCTGTGATGAAGTATGGCATTAGTACAACGTCTGCCTTAACCAGTGCATTGTTGCAGTTCCTGATTCTGTTAGTGCGTACAAACTTTCACCGGGATTCAATGTGAGTTTCAACTGTTCTAGTTTCAATAATCCCAAACCATTGGCAGTAGTTACGTTATCTGAGCCAATGAAAATAGTCTTATCGTTACCTGCGTTGTAAATTAAGATGGTACTTGGATTTGGTGAACTGCCATCTATCTGAACACGATCAGTTGTAATCGTTACATGATTTGTTGTAATTGCCACGCTAATCCTTAAAGCAGTAGAAGCAACTCTGCTTCATCCTCTAGTATTGACCATTCTACTTGCGCTTGAGCGCTAACAAAAAATGCTGGACTTAGTGCAGATGTTGTTGCCGTAATTGTTGCTGGCATTCTTACAGGTCGCGCTGGTGGTGTTTGTACGATTACAGGCGTTGGTGGTTGCGGTGGAGTTTCAACCTTTGGCTGGCGTAATGCTGGTGCAGCGTATGGGCGGTTAGAACCGTAGCCTGATGGTGTTGGTTCTGGTGGTGTAGGCGGCGTTGGTGGTATAACACTTTTAGTAGCCGTTGCATTTAATGAACCAAGAGAACTATTAAATACTGGTTTGATTGTTGGCGTTGTGTTTGCTGTTGCTGTTAAACCATCTAGAACGGCTTGAGCAGTTGCAACATGTGTAATCGTTGCCGTAATAACACTAGTCAAAGAACCTAGATCAGAATTTAGAGCAGGCAAGATTTGAGGAATACTTGTAGCTGTGGAATCTAAAGAACCTAGTGATGCAGACAATGAAGCGTTATGGCTAACTGATGAACTAGCCGAGCTCGTCAATGCGCCTAAATCACCAGAGCCAGAAGCCACAACAAGTGTAGATGTTTGAACACTGGCAGTTAATGAACCAAGCGATGCAGATGCTATTGCGTTTATGGTTACAGGTGAGCCATAAAGTGTGTTTGAGTCCAGAACTCCACGAGTTTCAGAATCAAGAATGAATGAGCCTGCGCTCATGTCTTAGCTCGCTAGTGTAAGTGAAGTTGTAAACGCGCCTGAACTGATTGTGTAGGTATCGCCTGCCGTGTATGGATTACCCGTGATCGTTCCAGAAAATAAGAAACTGCCACCAGTTAGCGCATCCCAGCAGCTGAAGTGAGTTGCATCCTGTGAACCACTAATGTTTGTCCACGATACGTCAGCATCAGAAGCAATAGACCCAGCAGAAGCACCAGCAAAAGAAACTGCCTTGCGTGTGGTTTCTGTTGCGCCGTTAGCTGTGCCAGCAGTACCGGGATCGCCTATGTGTAATTGCACATAAACATTCGTCACGGCGTAGGCGGTGTTATTGCCTAAAGCATTCAGCAAACTATCTGCTAAGTGTGCGCTCATACCTGTTGCCATTAGTCCTCAACTCTTTCAGTTACAGTAACAATCTTGCCATCGTCATCACGTTCAACAGTTCTAATAACTGTGCGCTGTTGCGGTGCTTCAACGGTGATGTTAGGCGGTGCAACATTTATCACAGCTGGCGGTACGTTCACAACTGTTTCAGGCATCTGAACATTTACATCGTGTGTACGTTGTACGTCATAAACAGTTTCAGGTGCTACTGGGTCAATCTGTGCAACTTGTTGCAACTGAGTGGATGGAACGCCTGTGTGATCTATTGACGGCAGATTTAGAGCAGCCAGAACGCCAGCAGGATCAAAGCCAGAATAGATAAGTTTCTGAGCCATCGTAACGCGCTTGTCGGTTTCAACGAGTGAAGCAGCACCCAAATCCACGTTAGCCAAAGGAACGCGATAAACGTCACCGCCTGTAACAGGTCGCAAGTCCTCGAATCTTCTAATGTCATTGACTGAAAGGAATCCTGCCTGTGAGCCGATTGAGTAGCCGTTCATTCTGGTAGCGAAATCACCGCGAAGTAAACCGTCTACATTGAAACGAATAAACGCGCTGTCTGGTAACAGTGCGCTGTAAGCATCCTCAATCTTAGCGACATAAGGGCGCAAGGTATGAGTTACGAAGTTAATGTTGTTTTGTTCTACGGATGCGTAAGACATTGCGCCGGGAGTAGTAATGCCGATCATGTGTGGTGGAACTCTAAAGATACGAGCTACTTCTTCAATCGCTAACTTGCGACTATCTAGCATCTGGGCTTCGTCTGGGTTAATGCCAGTCTTTACAAACTTTGCGCCACCTGTAAGTAGTCCAGTCTTATGCGCTTTCTTGTAACCCTTGTGGCGTTGATCGAAACCGTCAATCAGTTGTTTAGCCTGATCGCTGTTTAGTCCCATTGGGGTTTCAATGATTCCCTGAGTTGTTGCACCCTGACCAAAGAAACGTGAAGCGAAAGACTGCAAGGCACTAGATAGACCTAGATTGTCTTTGAGTTCTGTAACCCTTGACATACCGCGTAACTCGCCAGCCTTGCGCATTTCAGTAATCTGAATCATGTCGCGCTTGCTTACTGGTTCTTCTTGGTACTCGTCAATGATGTATTCAATTTCACGAGTTAGTTTGTTTCGTGTAACTCTTACGCGGTAAGGGTCAATGACTACTAGGTTTACAACATCGCCACGACCATCACGGAATACACGAACGAAAGCGTTGCCGTCTAGCAATAAGGAGATAAGAACTTGCTGGTAATGCTCGGAGCGCAATAGGTCTACGTCTGGTCGCTGTACCCAACTAGGCTGTGGGCGATAAGGTACGCGATCACCGTCACGGCGAATAAAGGAATCAACTGGAAGCGTTGAGATCGTGTCAGAGATCAAAAGCACACAAGAGTAGAAAGCATTTATCTTCATCGCTTGGAACTGGTCTATGTTTGTTCCTGCTTCTGTGGTGAATGCGAATGAATCACCTGCACCCCAGATTGACTGGAAACTAATTGCGCGTTCCTCTTTATTACCGCCGGTCAAATTTCCAAGCATTACTTGCCTTTCTCAAATGCAATACCGACAAGCAAAATACTCACGCCAGCTGCAACTATTCCTAATGGCAGGATGAACAAACCTAAACCTAGTGAGATAGTTGCTAACCCAATCACTTGCAGGATAGATGGAATCAAAGCAAACTCCTAGAAACTAAAGAACTCAGGCACAACAGGTTCTTCCCTTGAAACAGTTGCCCTATCAAATCCTATGATACTAGCAACGGCAGCATCTATCTTCCTAGGTGAACCTCTGTGTTCTTTCACAATGCGTGGCCCTAGTCTGTCGGTCTTAACTACTGCGTTTGATAAGTGGCGTGTTAATAGTGGATTGCCGTCATGGGTTAGCTTGTTTGACACCACTGCATCATAGAACTTTGCACAGGCTGGAACCATACGAGCTGGGGAAGTAGACGGCCATTCAACTATTGGGAATCCTGCTTCATCTAGTACCTGCATTGTGCGTTGCCATCTAAACGGGTCACAGGCAATCTCTCTTACGTTATGTGAGCCACAGAATTCAATGATCGTGTTCTCAACTTCTAGAATGTCCACGCGCCATTCGTCATCATCCTCTGGTTGCTTTTCCCAAGCCTTGACCATAAAGACATACGGTTGTTCTTCACAAGTCACGCCGATAATTACAGAAGCATCACCAGAGAACGAACCATCGAAACCTAAGACAACTGGAATGTCTGGCCCGATCTCTCGCTTAATCTCTAGCTGTTCCCATGAGCCGTTAGGCAACCAAGCGGTCTGACTGCTAACCCATTGGTTACAACGCTTGGTTCTAAACTCCGCTTCTGGTGTGCGCTTGACCATTGCCACAAAGTCTTTGGGATCGTTTAGGTCACCAAATGCAGGGTTAGCAGCTTTCCAAGTTTCCTCTAGGTGGTGATCTGCTTCTGCTTGCGCTTCCCACCAAGCCATAAAGAATGTCGGATCATCTATTTCTTTACGAGCTACCTTTTGCCCGTACTGATAAAGGCTGTATGCGATTGAATCTTGCCCTGATGAGTCTGCCTTTACCCCGGCAGTTGTCACACCGATAAGCATTGGCTCACGTCTTGCACCCATTCCCAGTTGCATAACGTCAAACAGTTCACGATTAGGCGCGGCGTGTAGCTCGTCAAAGATAACCATTGTCGGTGATAGACCTTCTTTTGTGAAGGCTTCACTAGATAGAACGCGATACACAGAACCCGTTGCAGGGACTTCTACGGCATCGCGGTAAACATTGCACAGTTCAGCAAGTTCTGGTTCCGCTTCAATCATTCGTTTTGCATCAGCAAACACAATACGCGCCTGATCTTTATCAGCTGCACAAGAATAAACCTCGCCACCTGACGGCCCCATAATCAGCGACCAAAGACCAATGCCAGAACCTAGTGCGCTTTTACCATTCTTTCGGGCCATGCCAATTAGAGCAGTGCGGTGTCTAAACTTTCCATCTGCAGCAACTGCAAACAAGTTTCGCATCAGTTCTTTCTGCCATTCGCGAAGTTGCATCTTGTCACCTGCGTAGCCGGCAACAGTTTCCTTAGTCTGAATTGCGAAGGTGTCTATGAACTCTGACACTTCCCAGCCACGAGATTTATTAAGGGCTGCCTTATTTACAGGTGTTAGCCAAGTTGGTGGCCATGATTCAATTTTGGCTGGCACGCGATTTTAGTTCCTCAAGTTTAGATGCGCGTTTGACTTCAGCTACTCCAAGTCTTGAACGGTCTGTTGGTGTGAATCCTAGAAGCGAAAGGTTAGCCACTAGTTGACGATCTAGATCTCGCAGTGCTTTGCGCTCATCCGATCTATTTGTTTGTAAAACCTGAATGCGCAGATTGCGACGTTCGTCTAATAGCTCGCAAGTCATAAGTAGAATCTCAATGTCGGTCAGTGGGCTTAACCACGTTTGACCCATGCCCCAGATGCGCTCCCAAAGCTCTGTGCCTGCGCTACCTAGTGGTCGGTTGGGTTTTGGAATGTTATACGCAGACGGCAGAAGCACCAGTTCTTTTTGATCTGGAAGCGTGCGCTTGCCGGGGTTACCGGTTAGACGTTTTTGCTCAATCGGTTTTGGTGGTCTGCCACGCGGAGCCATTTATTGTCCTAAAAGTTCAGCAGTCTTGCCTGTTAGATTTTCCCAACGTTTAACAATTACATCACAGTACTTTGGATCTAGTTCAATACAAGCAGCAACTCTGCCAGTTCCCTCGCAAGCAATTAGAGTGGAACCAGATCCTGAAAATGGATCAAAAATTAAATCGCCTTTTTGACTTGAGTTGTTTAAACAATAGTTAATCAACTCAATTGGTTTCATTGTTGGGTGCTCCGCACTGCGCGAAGGTCGGTCAATCTCAATCACGGTGGTTTGCTTTCTGTCTGCGTACCAGTTGTGACTACCTCCCGGAGTCCAGCCGTAATAAATAACTTCGTGCTTGTAGTGATAATCTGCGCGACCCATCACTAAACTATTCTTCAACCAGACCAAGCTATGACGCCAGACATCCAGTTCGTTTAAAGCCGATGAAAACGCAAGACCGATCTGACCATGAGGTGCTGCAACGTACCAAGCCGATCCGCCTTTGGTGTGTGTAAGTAACTTACCTAGAGAATCAAGAAGCAACTGAGTTAACTCGTTTAGGTTTAACTTGTCGTTTTGAATTGTCAAAGCATCTTTAGTCTTACCAACGTAATCGACTCCGTAAGGTGGGTCTGTCCAGACGGCATCTACTTTTCGACCCTGCAAAACCTTTTCATAACAAGTGGCATCTGTAGCATCACCGCATATTAAGTAGTGCTGGCCTAGCTTATAAACGTCACCTAATTTGGTGACCGCTTCCTCTGGGGGTTCAAATGAAAGCGGATCTTCATCTTCTGGATCGCCCATAGGAGGTTCAAGACTTGGAAAACCTAGATCCTCAAGTTCCCAGCCGTTGGCATCTAGTTCAAGCAACTGGTCAGCGAGAACTTTGTCATCCCACTCAGCAAGTTCAGCGGTTCGGTTGTCAGCTAGGGCGAAGGCTTTAATCTGATCCCAAGTCCAACCAACAGGTGTTCGAGCAACAGCAATTTCTGTCCATCCTAAAGACTTAGCGGCTTCAAGCGTTCCGTTGCCGGCCACGACGATTGAGTCGGGAGTTACAACGATTGGTTTGCGCTGCCCAAACTTTTCAAGTGAGCTAGCGATTGCCTTTAAGTTTTTGCCGTCGTGCTTGCGAGCGTTAGCAGGATCGCTTGACAACTCAGCAACGCTCATGCGTTTGATCTTCATCGCTCCCGTTTCCTATCG